AAAGAGACTCATTCGTTTTAATCATATAGTAATTGTATTCATCTAATTTAGTTTGATCATAAAGTTTAGCAGATTTAGACCCCTGCCTAGATTTTTTAGAAGAAAGGTTTATTCGATTTGGCGAATTAGCAGAATCTAACACAGTTGGTACCCATAAAGATTTTAATGGATAGACTTGTTGCTGTTTTAAAGCTGTCATGAATTGTCTTCCTATGGTCCAACGGTCAGCGCCAAGTGTTTGGTCAGCATCAGGAGATAACCCCATAGATGTTCTAGTAATGTCCCATGTTTTATTATTGTTGTCGTCTAAACCTCCGTTGCCAATAAAACCATACATGCCCAAAACATTTGATGTGTCCGAATCTGTCACAACCAAAGTTCTTTGTATGTGAAATGAAGCGTCTTCAAAAAAAGTATTTACATCAATATAGTCTTGTGCGGTATAAACGTGTTCTAGACGACAAGTTTCTGGAGAAGGACAATTATGTAAACTATGATAATTGCCTTCTCCATCGCTGTCAAATCGCAAATTGTTTACTGTTGTATGATGACCTATGCGTTGACGCGATACAATTTGTTCGATCGCTGCTAGATCCGAGTCTTTGGCCAAACGCCAACGATATTGATTTTCTGTTCCAAACAAATAAGAAATGGTCATAGTTTCTCCATAATCGATTTCATCATATTTTTAATTTCTTTGACATCGTTTTCTAGATTATTTAATCTTTCTTTCTCTATCTTACGTTGTTCTTTTTTTTCTTGTGCGCGTTTGATAGCAGTGGTATTCGTATTATGAATAATACCACTGCTATCTCTTTTCCAACCAGGATACCCTTTTACGGGTATTAAATCGCTAGGAATTTCCATTTAAAGTTAGATATTTTTGGTGTGAAACAACTATTGCTAGAGTGCATAACAAATTTAGACTGTATTTGACTAAACTTATTTAAGTTTCCTGCTACTCCACCGCCAAGAAAATGAGCTTCTTGATATCGCTCGCCTTTAACTAGTGGATCGGTAGGATTTAAATATCTCCAGGGCTTATTGTATATATTTTCACCAGATTGAGCAGTTCTATAATACATATCATAATCAGTCCCAGAAGGAGTAGAATACAAGTTCTGTAATACAAAACCCACCGCTTCAGTCGCAACCGTTATTGGCGTAGTAATGTGTCTAGAACCATTTGCCCCCGAATTAGGCGAAGTCTCTGGAACAGGATAAAACGCCCTTCCATCAGAATCTTCGACACAATTCTCTATTAAAAATAAAGAACACCTTTGAAGATCAATAATCGGAGAAACATAATCATTGCCGCTTTTTAGATCCACTTTGACCAATCCAGAATATGCTCCGTTTCCTCCATCGAAAGTCGCTTGAATACCAGGATTTGCAATAACTCTAGGACGATCGTTAAAAGAAACGTTGGATCCTGGAGTAACTCTACTATATTTATTTGACGCAGTAGTTACCTGTGTAGTATATTTACTACTACTATTTTCAGTAATCAATGCGCCAGTAGTATATTTTGCAGAAATATCGGTTGATGTATGATTAGGAACAAGCTGCTCCACATAAGGCATAATAATATTATACTGAATATTTCTATCAGACAAAACGTTTTCGCCGCCGCCTACTGCATCAGTCGAAGCATTACCGCCTGGCTTGAACGTAAACCCTTCTCCATCTATTCTGTAAACAGTTTGAGCGCCATTAACCGTCAATCCACCGATTGAACTATTAGCGCCAGTAATGTGACAAGAATCTCCAGGGTGGAATCCGTGACAAGGATGTTTAACATAAACTTCACTAGAACCATTCGAAACTCTAAATGGATTCAACTCTAAAAGTTTTCTTGGAACATTAGCGTTTCTAAGAATTACGCTACCATTCGCTCCGCCGATCCTTGATGTAGTCGAAGTGCCTGTAGCATTTTTTGGAGTAAATTTCGCGCGATTGATTGTAAATTTAAGATCTTGATCTTTTTCGCCTTTGTATAACCTACCGTTTTGCGGCAAAAACATACTACCTAGCGTGCCTCTAGAATAAACTATTCTGTTATTGCTACCGTTTACTACAAAATCTCTAGTCTTAGCAGTCCAGAGATCATATTCAGTGGATTGCGTCATAACAACGATGGCATATTGCGTCCAAGCATTCAAGACAACAGGTTCTTCAAAGACAAAAGATGTTTCAGAAGAAGCATCAGATGAAGTAGTAATTTCTGCCGGAAGTTTAAATACACACGAACCAGGAACAATATTAGTTTCCGATGGTTTGCCGTTTATTACTGGTCGTATTTGAATAGAGACGGGTAAAACAGTATCCTTACTCTTGAACGACAATTTGACGTCAACCATGGTTGCGCCAAAAGGATTATCAACGTAAAAACTTTGCGCTAAAGGTTTTTGTGGTCCTACGGTCGGAAGATTAGTTGTTCCGCCATATAAAAGTTGGTTTACGTTAATATAGTCACTAACAACGCTCGATAAATTAGATACTGTAGCAGGAACAATCGCTGAAGTTTCTGCGCCCCACTGACCCGATAAATGCGGTTCTTCAACCCTAATATTGTCTGAAGGGATGTTATCCAATTCGTCTCTAATTTCATAAGTATTGTAAACATTCAAAGACGCATTAGGAACGTTATAACTAAATTCTCCAAATCGAGTAGAAACAACACTTTGATTTTTAATCGGTAACGCACCTTTTACAGTATAGTATGCAACCGCTTTACTATCGGCGGTTCTGATATCTTGCGCAGAAGCGTCTATAAGTTTGAACTCTCTAGTCCCTGCCCTAAATCTTCTGCCTGCGGAAACTTCTCCCGCGACAACACCAAGAGTAGGAATTGGTTTAGTTGGTCTAACACTAGGCAACCAAAAAGAACCTTCTATAACACCTTGAGAATTAGAAACAAGGTCGCTACTTGCTCCTAGATCAGTCGGACGAGAATTCAAATTATCATATTTGTTTCCGTATTCTGTTTTATTTGTAGACCAACGTACAAATCCACCAGACCCTTCATCTCTACATAAGTTAGCGACATCTACTCCATCAAAATAAGGAGTATGTTTTGTATTGGGTTTTAAACCCATTGCTTTAAAATGTATTAAACGAGAACGAACCCAAGGAATCAACGCCAAATCGACTACTCTATTACCAACTCTTTCTCTAAAAGTATCTGTGCTAATTAATCTTCTAACAGATCGTCCAGTCCTTAATCTACTTGAGCGTTTTTCGCGTTCAGAGTTATATCTTTCGCGCTCTACTAAAGACTTTCTACCGAAAGCGCCATACTGACGATTAGAAGGAATAAAATCATCTCCAACATCTTCGTGTTCGTTTTCAATGACTCTTCCCGCCCAATTCCACTGCCAGTTATTCCATAATCTTGCTTGCTTGACGTCTATTCGACTTGCTCCTGGCAGAGCATAACTAGCGTCATATTTTGAATTTTTCCATTCATCGCTAGAAGGAGAAAGCATTAAACAACCTATGTTGTCCACTTTTCCAGTTGGATTAACATTAACAGATCTAGACGCTAGAGGTTGTGATATCCAAGACGCTGAATCAAAATTCAACATTACTAAGTCGCCTTTACGGATAACATTATTTGCCGTTGGGTTTTTATCAGCGTCAAAAATTAATCTTACATTATCTTCATCGAAACAAGGTCTAAACAGTTTAGAATCAGGATCTACTGACGCGCAGTAATCTGGAGAAGAGACATCAGACAACTTTTGATCTTGAGCATCGTCTACTAGAATACCAGATTCTGCCCTCTCAACTCCATCACTATCTAATTCCGGAGTCAATTTTGCTTCTAATTCTAACAAACTAAATTCAGTGAAATCAGCAAGGCGATCTAATTTCTCTTCGATCTTAGCAATATCGCCCATAGTATAATGTTTGTGCTCTATTGGCGTAACTTGCAAATCATTTTCATCAATAGTATTTGCATTAAAAATAATCTTATAAAGTTCTAACGAATTGTCGGGCGTTTTCTTAAACTGCGGATTCTGCGCTTGTTGTCCCATTAATACTTGTACATCGCCTTCTTGTGTAATTAAAACTTTATCAGCGCGTGGCAAATAATAACTAACGTCTGCTGTAACATTCGTACCATTTTTAGGAAATGGGAATACAGTAGAAGTAACTACAGAATCAAGGTCTTCGTCAAAATCAGGTCGATAGTCTAAAACGTTTCTCAGCGGCAAAACTGTACCGTCTGCTAATTTATGACTAGGGATACCAGAATATCCGATACTTAAAGGATAAGAATTTACGCTATAATACTTATCGTTGTTAGAAAGAGTTCTAGTAAAATATTTAAAATTGGCATAAACATTCCCATTCCAATTTACATCAGAATCTAATATCAATTTACCCTTAGTGTAGTAGTTGTCTCTTTGTCCGTTATCTAATCTAAAATATGGTGTTGCGATTGATCCCGTAGCATCTATAAATCGAACAGAATCCATGCTATAAATGTCATATTGACCCAAGGGTACATATCTTGTGCCATTTTCATCAATAGTCAAAGAAGTGGTAATAGTAGTAGAAGAAAGACCTTTACCTCTTTCCTGATTATTGCTTGAGGTCGACTCGACCATAAAAACGACTACATAATCTTTTCCTGAAGTTAAATTACTAATCGCGTTACTCGTCAAATTAATATTAGCGGTCGTTGTTTCGTCTGCATTATCTGTGTTATTATATACTATCCAATTATCTGGATTTACATAAGATCCGTCCGCTACGGCGGGAAGACTATAGGAAGTAGATCCTAGAGCGCCAGTAGAAAGAGATCTAATTATAGTTGTATCCGGCGATCCTATGGTAGCGGGTCTTACTCTAGGCAATAATTCGAACGCATTATTATTGTTAGACTCGTACAAAGTAGTGATGCCTTGAGTGTTTTGTTCAACAGAAAGCGTAATTCCTAAAGAGGAGTTTACCAATGCAGTAGTATCAGCAAGATTTCCCGAAGCTAGTTTAATCCCGTATACGTATGCTCTTATCTTACCCTGTCTGTATTCTAAGAACCTCAAATGACATGTTCCGGTAGGTCCTGTCAATGAAAATTTATAATGATTTTTATTACCAGAGTTACTGCCGAAAAGATTTCCAGCGTCTGCGCCCATCGCAGTAATACTATCAATAATAAAATAGTTTCCATAAGATACTGCTATGCCCTCTTCCGAAACTGTTTCAGTTTCTTGAGGTTTTGGAATAATTAATTTTGTTGGAGACTGCTGTTCTGCTCGATAACCGTTGACATAAGCAATGCCATCAGAAACCATTAATGACATATCTGAATCGGGTTGATCGTTAAACTCATCAAAATTAAGCGTAAAGGGTTTAATTACATAATTGCCCGATTCTTCATAAGTTCTCTGAGCCAACATGTCTTCAATCTGATTATACGAGTCATTTAAATCTACAACTTCAGTAATCGTAGAATTTTCAACTTTAGCGACGAATACAAAAGATTCGTCGGCAGCAATTTGATCTTCTGTTGTAAGAGTTAATAGAAGTTGATAACGATCTGCTCCTGGAGAAGAATTATTAACAGTGTCTCCTGCATTGTCATATAAGTCAGCGTCATCATCTACAGTAATAATTTTTTCTTCAACTTTAAATCCTACAGTTTTATTTGCTATAGGACTGGAAGCATTTAGTATAATAGATTGTTGACTGCTGTGTACAAAATGACCGGATACAAAAAATTCGCCTTCTTCGATCGTAAACTTTACTGCCGACCCATTTCCAGAAACGGTAAGGTTAGGACCAACGCCGCCTTGATCTGATATTGTATCTAAATTTATAAATTGTGTAAAAGAAGAAACAGCAGACCCGCCATTGTCAACATAACCAACAAAAAGTTTGTCGTTGGCGTCATCTACTTCTAAAATTCTTGCTTTTTGAACACCATTAGTATAGATCATACCAACTTGAACTGTAGATAAATCTGGAGATCCAGATAAAGTCACAAATCTATATTGTGCATTGATACTTGGCACGCCACCAGAAATCGCGCTACCTTCTTTAAAAATATTTCTTCCAAAACTTGCCATCTCTTCTTGAATAATAGTCTGCATCTGGGTAAGTTCCCTTGCTTGCAGAGCTCTACCATTATTAAACAAAATGCGATGATAATGATCGTCTTTAGACCAATCGTCTTTATATGTTGATGAAAAGGTTGTCGAATTTCTGTTGGTTGCCATTTTTTATCCTATGTGCATTTAGATAAATTTATAATAATTTTTAGATCTTCAGTTTGTGAAGATTGTCGGACTACGGTCGCTACATTATCATAAAATAGAAGTTCTCCTGTAAAAGGATTTACCGCCCCCGGACCTTCAGCGGTTACTGTTTGAGACCCTAATGATTCGCCAATTTGAAACGGTTTTAGACCATCAGAATCTCTTTGTACATAGTAGACATAGTTGGGCGGACCAGAAACCGTGTCTACCACAAGAGCTGTTGCGTCGGAAGTTTGACCAGTAATAGTTCCATTTACAGTAATTCCTGATAAACTCGAAACAGTAAGTTTTCTAAGAGCATTAGCGGCATCAAGGGTAATAAAGCTATCATCGCTGTCTTTTGGATTTTTAATTAATGCCACCTGATGAAATCTTGATCCAATAGAAAGATCTGCTGATCCTTCTTCGTCTTGTACTTCAGCAGTAATCATTAGATTGTCAGCGTTTAAAGAAAGTAATGGATTAGAATTTAAACCGTCCACGGGACCAAAAACTGATCGAGCAGTAAAAGAAGCGCCAGGATTATCTGGTGAAACGACTGCTGACCTATATCCAGAACCATGTTTTATTAATCCGGAACCATCAGAATCTATATGAATTTTAATTAATTCTCCGCCAGAGTTACCGAATGCAAAAAAATCTGCGCCGCTACCGAAACCACCTCCGTTTACAGTAAGCGGATTGGCGTTTCCTAGGGTGTTTCCTGTTCCTGAACCAGTGACAACAAAATTAATAATTTCTCCACTCACAGCGCTATCTTGTAATGCTTTTTGCTGAATTTCTTCTGTAATAGTAGGATTAGAAGAAGTAATAACTTTAACAGGCATATAATTTGTTGTCAAAAATTTTTCTTTAGCAAGATTGCTCAATTTATACAAAAATCTCCAAACGTATCCATCTGAAGTTTTGTACGATCTCGCTGGATTATAAGGATGAACCAATGCTTGTGCTGCAGTAGTCGGTTTTATCGTCGAAAGTTGACTACTGTTTGGATCGGGTTTTTGTATGCATACAAAAACTTCGTCGTTATCTGTCAAAACATAAAAATTAGTTAGACTTGGATCGTTGTCATCATATGCATTATATGAGGTGCTTCCTGAGTTATCATAATTGACTCGAGGAACTACAAAAGAAGCAAGAGTTGATCTTTTGTATGAATGTAATCTTTGCCTAACTAAATGCGAATTTCTAATAGATCCTACTGCATTAGGGGGATCTCCGACCCACAAATCGTTTGATCCGAAAGCGATATAATAACGATTATTTGATGACAAATCGCTATCTAACAATTCGAATACATTGTTAGTAAAATTATTAGTAGTTGCTCCAGTAGACACTATTATTCTCTTAAATAAGGTTTATTTATAATGACGATGTAACGACTGTAGAAACAGTAGATAAATTATTGTCATGCTCCAAAATGTTATTTCTTAATGGCGTAATCGCTGATTGATTATCAGGAATTGCTTTAATTGCCAAGTAACTACCAAGATATGAAGTAATATTGAAACCAACAATGTTTACAACACCCGTTTCCGGAACATAATTTCCTGCGTTACTAACAATAGTTTTCCCTGTTGTTAAAGATATAATTTGTAAATCAGTTGATCCTAATTTATTTCTTAAAAAACATGTTTGCCCAGCATATACAAAATTTGTTGACGTTATGGTATAACTATCCGACTTCCCAGGCTCTATAGGCGCAGCAAAAATAAAAGAATAATCTTTAGTCGTCCCTAACAAAATAGGTTGATCATAATCATTACTGCTAGTAGACCTTCTTTGTTGCATTTTAATATTAGAACGAGAAGATAATACTGATGGATCGACAGCATCAACAACTGTCAACATATTAGACCTTCTAAACGTTTTATCAAAAGTTCCTGTACTCGAAGTAAAATATGTAGAAATTGCTGAACGAACATTTGATTTTATAGTAGATTCGGTTTCGCCAGTTAATTTAGGATTAAACTGAAAAAACGTTTCTGTTTCTAAGTAAGTAATAACAGGTTTAGTATAAAACACATCAAAAGAAGCAACAGACAAATCTTCTGCTAAATCCGTTATTCCGTTTTGAACAAATTCTTGTGTGGATACATCAACCCCATTAAAATAATCAATTGAAAGGTAAACTGCTCCATATCTTGGAGGAATATTATCTTCTCCACCCCAAGATTTTATGTCTTGAATATATCCCGAAAAATTTCTTTGTGCAAGCGCTGCATAATCTTCTGCAGTAACCATTCTGTTTTGTGCAGCATATAAAAACGGAGCGTTTTTACGAATAGATTCTATACCTTCTTTTTCAAGTCCACCAGACGAAGCGGAAACAACGGTCGGAACTACTGAATAAGATCCTGGGTTAAAAGTTCCGTTTTGAAAAGTACGAGCTTGATTTCCTGAAGCGCCTGCAGTAGAAAGGTAAGTTACCTCAATTTTTTCGCCGGAAGCAGGCGCTTGACCCAGATTAGATCCATTACCGAATGAAAGTTCATAGTATCCATTTGGCGCTTCTCTAATAATGTAAATCGTAGATGTCGAGGATATGCTCGTGGCATCATTAACACTAGTATACGTGGTATATGAAGAAGAACCAGGATATTCATAAACTTTAACAATCACTGTATCCAAATCTAAAGTGTTATCTGGTATTACAAAAATATCTTGCTCTGAGTATGGTCCTGCGATAAAACTTTTAGTTTTTATTGTTCCTTCGTAAATCGGAACATTATCAGATCCTGTAGAAGTTTTAAAATCAAAATTGTTACTGCCATCATTTATAGCAGTAAATGTTTCTAATGTTTGAAAAATAAA